CCATAGTTAGCCGCCAGCACCGCGTTAAGAATCGACGGTGTGACGGTCCCGTATTGCGCCCAGGCGATATAGTCCAGCGTGTCGCCTTCGCGGGAAAGATATTGTGCTGTCATGAGAATTTGGCCAGCAGGGAATTGGCAGCGGTCTTTGTGCTATCCAGCAGGCTGGAAACGGACGCGGTGGCGTTGCTCGCGCTCGACAGGGCCGTGGACACGCTGGACGGCACGGAACCCGCCACAAGGCTGATATTCCCGATAACGCGGGTTGCCGACGAAGCGCCCGTGCCTAGTGCCTCGATTTTGTCCAGCAGCGTTTTTGACCCGCTCAACACGGCGCCGATATTGCCGATGGATTGCACCTGCGCGGCCACGTTGGCGGCCGTGGATCGCAGATCATTCACCACGGAAATGGAACGGTTAAGCGCGCCGATAGCGCTGTTTGCTTCGGCCAGCACTGGCGCAACGGCGGTTTGCACCTGCGCGGCTGCCGCCTTCAGGCTGCCCAGCGCTGTGGCGGCCGTGGTCTGCACGGTCTTTGCCATGCTCGCGAACCCGGACAGGGCGCTGGTGGTGCCGGTTGCCGTGGTGGCGGCCGTCGCTGCCCCGCTGGCCTTGTCCAGCACGCTGCTGCCGTCGTCGGCCGTCGTGCCGTCGTCAAAGATCGACAGGCGCAGCGTGAATTCCACTTTGCGCGGCGTGCCGTCCGTCTTGTGGTGCGTCTGCTTTTCGTCCAGCCGGTTGATAACCCATCGGCCTTGATAGAACCCCATGCTGTCCGTCAGATCGTAGGGCAGCCCGTCGTTAGCCATGGCGCGCAGTTCATCCAGGCTCTGAATGTCGCCCTTGTAATCCGGGTAAATCACGCCCGGCAGTTCCAGCGCGTCTTCGCCTCGCCCCGTGAATTGCTTTGCTGCGAGCTGGCCCATGCGTTCCTGCGCGGGCCACTTCCATTCTGTCGTTCGCGCCCATTCCTGAAAAACCAGGGTGTTTAGCGAGAAAATGTAATCGCCCAGCACCATCATTGTGGGCAGGTTTCCGCTGTCGTTCGCCATGCCTTACAGCCCCGAATCGTAAAGCCCGGAACCCAGCTTGTTAGCTGGCGCCCCCAGGCGGGTCATTAGCTCGTTTACCGCGTCTTTGCCGGACTGGCCAGGCTGCTGGTGGAAGGCGACGTGATACTGGCGTTGGTCGATAGTCTGCGCACCGCCGCCGTTTCGGCCGCTCGCAATCGGCGGAATGGTCGGCGCGGCGGCCGGGCCTGCGTCCTGGTCTTTCCCGGTCATGTGGCGCCATACTGCCGCGCCGAAATCAACCGGGTTCAGGTGAGCCGATGCGGCCCACCAGCGGCCGTTTTTAACGTCGTCCGCGCCCTTTTCCTTGTCCACGTCAGGCAGCCCGGCCGCCTTCGCCACGGTAAGCCCGGTTTCCACCAGCCCCGCCACCAGCCCCAGCTTTCCGAGAAATCCCCAGATTCCCTTCGCTGCGCCGCCCGTCGCGGGTCCAACACCTTCAGCGGCCGTCTTCAGATCGCGCAGCGATGCCACAGCGCCCGCCAGCTTGATACCCGCGATAATCGTCAGGGCGCCCCCCGCCGTGGCCAGAATGGGCGCGGCCACAGTCAGGCCCACAGCCAGCCCGCCCAGGCCCAGCACTACGCCTTCCATCAGCTTCGGGTTTGCGTCCGCGAACTTGTTCACGGATTCCAGACCCGTGGCCAGCCGTTCCATGGCGTTGGCGAACGCGGGTATTAGCACTTCGCCCACGCGGGTCTGCGCATCATCCAGGCGCGCACGGGCGTTGTCCATCTTCCCTGCCGTGGACTGCTGATTGGCCTTGTCTGAACCTTCGGTGTCGTTCGCCTGCAAGACGTTGCGCCGATCCTTCCAAATGTTCGAACTGAACCGGATACGACTTAGCAGCATGTTTGCCGCGTTCGTGTTCGACGCGATGGCGTTTACAAACGCCATAACCTGCGCCGGGTCGTTCACGTCAACGCCCTTTTTCTTCGCCAGCGGCACCAGGTGTTTATCCACCCAGGTTTGCGGGTCTTTCAGGAACGTTTGAGCGTCCACCAGCGCGTCAGGCGAGATCGTCTTAACCTTGCCGGTCTTGTCGAACTTCACGCCCTTTTTGTTCAGCAGGCCCAATTGCATCATGTGGTCAAACGCGCCGTGCGTTTGGTGCCCGCCGATCCACGCATTTACCAGCGAACTGCTGGACGTGCCGTAACGGTCGGCGCCCATGCTTTGCTGCAAAAACGTATCACCGAAAAACGCTTCATCGCTCATTGCCTGCACGGCGCCCTTACCGGAACGCACGGACGTAAGCAGATCGCTCACAGTCACTTTGCCGTTTGAGCCAGTCAGCGCCTTAAACGCCCAATTGTATTTTTCGCGCATGGCGGCCGGGTCGGTCGCCCCGCCGCGCTCGTCGGCTACCTTCGCCATCTGATAGGCAGAATCGCCCGATGCCATATCAGTGTGGTGCAGGCGGTCGTAAAGCTGAAGCCCCGAAATCGCTTTTAGCGCCGTTGGCAGCGCTTCGATAGCGTGGTGTGCGTCGCCAAGCGCGGTGCGCAGTTCGCTAACCGTGTCCGTCGCCTTCGTGACTGACACGCCAAACTGCTTTGAATGCTGCGCGGCGCTAATCATGGCGTCGCCGTCTTCCTTCGACACGCCAGAATTGCGGATCACGGCCACGACGTTTTCACGCTCGATTGCAGCGTGCACGCCCCTGGACAGAACGCCGCCAATCGCCAGGCCAGTGGCGCCCATTCGCACGGCCGCGCCGTTCAATTTCGAACGGGTTTCCTTTGCGCTGGTGTAGCTCGCCTGGGATTTATTTAGCCGATCCTGCGCACGGCGCAGGTTGTCAAGCGTCGAAACGGTTTTCGCATACTCGTTGCGCAATGCAGAAACGTCTTTACCCATGCGGGAAAACGTCTGGATAGACTTCCCCAGCAAAACCTGGCGCTTGGTCACGCGCCCCATTTCGCTGCTGATTTGCTTCAGCCCGTTTTGGGCCACGCCCAGCGCGCCCTTAAGCGCGCCGGAAATCGTGCCACCAATAACGATTGTGGCATTTAGCCGCTTATTCGCCATCGCTCGCTGTCAGTTCGTTTAGACCGTCGATCCACCACAGGAACCGCGAAGCGGCCATGCCTAATATTTCCGATTCGCCCCAGCCAGTGTGGCTGGCCAGGGAAAGCGCACCGCGTCGGATAAGCGCGGGCGCTAGTCCAGAAAACCCGAATAGGCCGCCGACACGCGCCGGTAGTCGCGAACGGAAAGGCTTTGCATTTGCTTTTCGTCCATTTCGCACAGATTGGCGAAAATGGTTACTTCGCGCTCAATGTCGCTTCCCTTCAGCTTGTCATACACAAGCTGGTCTCGGACGGTCGGCTCGCGCATGCGGAGTTTTTTCACCGGAACGCCTGCCACGTCCAGCGGGCGCGACAGCGTAATATCTGCGAAGCCTTCGATATATTCCACGAAGTCTTCGGGCGTTTTCTTTTCTTCGGTTTGCTTGCGGGTTGCCATGGATGATTCCTGTTTTTATGAAAGTCGCTTTCAGGGCTGGCGTTGCACCAGCCCTGCGCCGTCTTTAGATGCCCAGCAGGCTGCGCACGTTAGCCAGTGCGTCCACGCCGTTGCGCTTGAAAACCATGTTCACAACGTCGATTTCCAGCACCGTGGTGCCGCCGTGTTCCAGCTTGTAATACTTCAGGGTAAGCGTGGTTTTCAGCTTGGCGGCCGTGCCGGTCTGCACGGAACCCTGGTCGATTTCCTTCACCTTGCCGCGCAGGGTGTGGACCACGCCGGTTTGCGTGCCGTCGTCGTCTTCCAGCACTTCGCGAAGGGACACGGTAATGTCCGTTCCTTCGGTCACGCCAAAAGTGGCGATAACGTCTTTATCGTAGGACTTCAGCGTGAAATCCGATTCGAGCTTTTCTAGCCCCATCGTGATTTCGGCGGGCGCGAACATGCCGCCGCCCAGGAAGTCTTCCAGCTTGGCGGCCAGCTTCGGCGGGTTGAATTCCTCGCACTTGCCAGCCTT